CAAGCATTCTGACTTGGACTTCGGTAAAGTATTTCAAGTTCTCAGGAGCCTGAGTGAACTCTTGCAATTTGAGCAGGTGTTGATCCAACGGTTCCATTGTAGGACCGTAAGGGAACATACCATTCATGATTGCCATAAGAGCATCTTCAAGTGAAATCTTTGTATCATTTGCGAACGGATCATTTGTCGGAGAACTGATATAGTTCAACGGATCTTGCCCACGAGCACGAATCCAATCGCTAAATAGCTTATGGAGATTCGGCGGCGTAACAATACCAAGCTGGAACAACAACGGATTGACAAGTATGCCGATCATATCTTGCAAGGCCGATGTTGCCAGCGCGCGGTTCGTATTCAAAATACTCGCGCCGAACTCAAACATGAATCGGCCAGTAATCTCGTCACGTCCAGTCTTCACATATGGATCAGACTCTTTCGTGATACCTGCTGTGATGCGGAACTGCTTTTCTTTCGGTAAGAATATCTGATTTAGTTCGTGGAACTGTTGCCATATTTCAACCAAGCCACCGAAGAACCGTCGCATGACGCGCTCAGGACGAGCATCGCCTTGCTGGAGTAAGGCTTGCATGTTTGATGTAGTACGCAAAGCACTAGATTTGCCTTGTGGTACTCCACCAAGCTGCAATTGTCCAACGAGGGTGGTTTGGTCGAGGATCTGACTAACCATTGCAATGAGATTGTGTCCAAAGCTTGCCATCCCTTGTGGTAATGTTGGATAATGAACATCGTTCTTCGGATCGTTCGTCGGATACAAGTCACCAGGACTGAACCGCATCACTTCAGGTCGAATACCGGACATAGGCCGGTAGAATCCCCAAGGTGTGTTCGTCAAGTCGCCGCTGTCAACCATCTGATCGAACGTCTTCTTGATAATGTCGTAACCAGACTCCATCAACTCGATCAACCCGATTGCGTAGAACTGACCGTTGACCGGAATGTACTTCGCCATCGCAAAGGGACGACGAAGCGGAGCAGTCGGATATACCTCTGTCAAGTAACGAGCACGCAGCAGGACTTGCGGAGTTTCAAGGAACCAATAGACGACTTCTTCTTCAAATCCGTCACCGTCAATATCTTCTCGTCCAAAGAATGTCAAACGAACAAACGGATCTTCCTGTTCGTCAGCATATGTTCCAGTCAACACACCCGTCAAATCATCTTGGAGGACTTTCTGTTCATCAGGATCGCTGGCGTCATTCTTTCTATTCTTCGTATTCTCTATTTTCTCTTTATCTTCCCTACTGACTTCATCGTAGAACCCGTTGTCGATCAACTTCAGGATTTCGTCACGCGACGGATAATCCACCATGAACACATGAGGCGCGCCAGTCGGGTTCGCCATCGTCTGTGGCTGAAGGTTTTCACACCGACCAGGCACAACAATATCCTCAAGCTCTTTAGGAATGAGGGAAGGACCATCAAAAATAGTCTCGTCTTTATGACACAGTAATTGTATACGGGCTTCTTCGCCGTCCTGCACCACTTCAACTTTGTCTATAACTTCGTCGCCTGTCAAAGGATGAAGCGTCTTGACTGTCCAATTCCAAGGTGCATTCTTCCCAGGAAGAATTGTGGCCTTGGGATAGTATTCCATCAAGCGCGTTAAGATCCACTTGTCCCATGATATCTTACCAGAAGGGTAATCGACCATATGAACACGAGTGACCTTCTGCTTTTCCTTAATATAAGGCACGTAGGCAATAAACTGACCATCTTGACAAAACGACGAAATCAAGTTACCAATACGGACTTCACCAAAGTTCTCAACAAACACTTGATGGTCGATGAGGTTATCAACTACCTTTTCTTTCTTCTCAAAAGCGCGACTTGCGGCCTTTGCATTCATCACAGGACGCACGGACAAGACGGCGTTGTGCAGCGTGTCTTCTGTTCGCTGTACGTCAGTCATGATGATCGGAAGGTGTGCGTTGCTCGCATTCTCCCAAGGGAAGGTTTTCATTTCACGCCAACCACGATACTTCGCGGTTCGCTGAATCCTTCGCTCTGTCCAGTCAGCACGATCCTGAAGATTGTCGCCATATTTCTTGACAAGATTGGCAACCGTCTTGACTTTATCTTTGACTAAGGACTTCTTACGTTGAGGAGGTTTTATATCGAAGCCAGCAGGTTCTTCACCTTCCATTATATCGTCAGCAGGTGCCGGTCCTGATTCCTCGACTCCCCCATTTGCAGGAGGCTGTAGCTCGTCTGCGTACTCTTCAACCTCTGCCATAATTTACCCTTCTGTTCGTCACTTTGTATTCAGGCTGTCCACGGTCCCGATGATAGACAGTCGGAGTTGTACCAGCACCAGTTGGCAATGAGTTCATCAAATACTTGAGCAAGGCTGGAAAATCGTCGTGCTTCTTCAAAGGCTCTTGTGAAATATCTTTGTTCTCAGCGTTCTTGTGGTCAGCCCACACATACCGAGTCATTTGAAAAATTAAATCGTCGCAACTTGGATCAACACGGAAACGAGTGCGTCTAAATTGACGATCTGGTTTTATAAACGTGTTGAGTCGAGAACGGCCAACGCTGCTATCGTCACCAAGATCAAAATGTAGTCCAACATTATCAAACTCCATTTGCCACGTAATATCACGTTTTGCTCCGCTTGGAGACGAACCCATGTTAGGGTCCATAATGCGTGTTATAAACTTATACTGTAATCGTTCCTCAACTGTTTTCACTTCGTCACGAACATCTTCGGCCCCACCTTCAACCTGAAGCGTGGCGACGACTTCGTAATCATCATTGGGCGTGACTTGTACCCACACGAGAAAATGCGGTTTACGAGGATGAGGGTCAAGCAGACAGACACAAGGATAATGAGAGTTGACTGTCACTGATTCAACGTTGTTGTAAGTGCCAACTTCGTGACTGCCACATTCAGAACACTTTTCGTCAGTCGTTACCAACGTCATTTTACCGCACTCGTAACACCACCACTTCTCTTGATTGGTGAAGTCTGGATGAATACGATTGCTAAATCGAATTGGTAGCCCAAAGATACGGGTATTCTTTTCTGTCTTGGTCATCAATGAAGCAGACTCAGCCACTTTGGTTTGATCCAAGTGTGGATTCATCGTTGTATAGATATTGATGACTTCAATATCCTCGTGCTTCAGTTTTCCAGGCATTCCCTTGTCGTAAATCTCATCGAAGATCCAATCAACAGGGGAGGCAGGATTATCAGGCCATGTCATTGACACGACCATTGTAGAACCCGACCCTCCACGCATCACACGCGCACGATTTTCACGCCAGATAGGAAACGGAGGCGGTTCATCATGTAGGCAATAATGCACGTCACCTGACGCAAAGTTCTCAGGGTCTTGATCGTAGCTCATAAACTGAATCGTGGAGTAACCTTCAAACTTGTCGGTATCAGGATTGAGATACCGGACATTCAACATTCGTGTACGTGTATTGTAACTCTTTTTCCAATCTCCACCAACTAGACAATGGCGCGGAATCCACCCCCAATGACCTTGGGAACCCGCTTGTGGAGGCAAGCCCGACCAACTCCAATATTGTAACTTCGGGAGTATGATAGGTTCCAGAATCGCTGTGATCGACTCGCATATGACCCTCATGTGAATAGGACCACGCAACTTCTCACGCGGATACGTTGCCTTCAAACTCTCAGGGATACGACCTGTGGCGCGAATGATCCCCTCAACCAGTGCGTGCTCTGTCTTACCACTTCCGTTACCGCCGAAGATGCCTATAGTACCGCATGTCAACTGGTGGATCTTTGCAATCGTGTCATTTGCAGGTTTATAGTAGTGCAGGGCGAACTCTTTCAGGTCTGTCTCTTGCAACTGAAGCATCCCGCAAGCAGCTTCAAGCAACTCCTCGTCTGTCATGGTTGACAGATCAACACTTGGATCTAAAATCTGTCCCATGTTCCCCTTTACACAGGTGCTTTGAACTCGATGCTCCGCTCACTGACAGTTGTAATCAATCCTCTACGCTTCAACTCAGTCAGCAACTTCGGCATGACGTTATCCATTCTCGCTCGATCATCGCCACCAATAATCACGTTTGGCTGTCCAGTCAAGACGAGCGACTTGTCAAGTAAGATGCCTTCATAAATACCAACCTCTTTCAAGTTGGAGAAGGCAAGCAACTCGATTAACTTCTCATCTGTCAGATAACGGTCAACAACATTCAACCTTCTCGTAACTCTACGTTGTAGACTTTCCTTCGTGACAACGGGTGCTCCCTCTACTGTCCCTCCACCATCGAAGTCAGCCGGAGTCATGAACGCTTTTTCAGCATCTGCCAAGGCACGTCGAAAGGTCGTCAGTAGTTTGGGATCGTCTGCAACAGTTGCAGGAATAGTCTTTTCAAATGGATTCGCTTTTCGTGGTCGTCCAGGCCCTCGCTTGGGCAACTCGGACGACACCGATGGGCTGGATGGAGGGGGTCCAGCCACCAGCGTAACAGGTTCCTTGACGGACTTAGCAATATGATTTTTACTTCTGATTGACCTGTGTTTCATAACTCTTGTGTTGCTATATTAGATAGTCGTTTGTCTAGCTTATCGGCAGACAGGTTCGGTACAGTTACCACGATTCGTGACACTTCAAAGTTCAACGACAAATGTTTTGCCGCAAAGAATTGCCCTCGATTCTCTGTACACGTCCCTTGGCAATTATGCCCACCAGAAAAATCTCTGTCGAATTCTAGCGCATAAACTTGCTCGCCTTCGGGCAAAT